CTTATGAGCACTCCATTGAGCTATTAGCTTGTGCTACAGCATGACTAACAACACCGTGTGACTGTTCCCTAGCAGCATTCTTAGAATCATCACGTTGTTTACGTGCTTTATCTACAACATCATCACGTTGCCTTGTTGCTGACTTAAGGGATCCGTTATACTGGTCTACTGACTTGTTGATAACGTCTTCTTTTTGCTTATTAGCTTGGTCAACAACATCTTTATGCTGGTCTTTAGCCTTACTAAGTACATCATTATGTTGCTTTGATGCTTGCTTGACTGTGCCATTATATTGATCTACAGCGTGGTTAATGGATTGCGCTTTTTGGTGGTTAGCTTCATCAGTAACCTTTTTACGCTGTTCCTGTGCCCACTTGCTGTTACCCTTATACTGGTTTTCTGCAGCCTTTACAGTGGCATCGTATTGCTTGTTGGCACTCTTTTCAGCTGCTTTGTACTGGTTTTCAGCTGCTTTCTTAACGTTTTCGTACTGGTCGTCTGCTGCCTTTTTAACATGCTTATACTCTTTGTCAGCGGAATCTTTAACCTTGTTGTATTGCTTTTCAGCCGCTTTAGTTACTGAGTTATATTGCTTATCTGCAGCATCCTTAGCTGCCTTGTACTTCTTATCAGCATTTTCTTTAACAGTGTTATATTCTTTTTGACTCTTGTTAAGTAAGTCTTGTAGCTCTTTGTTAGTGAGCTTACCTTTAGCATCTACAAGCTTTTTTAATATTTCTTTTTGTTTGTTACTTGATACTTCTATTTTTTGAGTAGCAGTACCATGAGCTTTAGCCTCTTCTAAGGATGTTTTAGTAGCATTTTTAACCGTGAGGTCATTAATAGCTTTCTTTTTGTTTTGGTCATCCTTTTCTAAGGCTTGCTCTTTCTTTTTCTGGTCACGTTTAACTTGATATGACTTAGCACCATATAGTGCTGCATCATTGGCTATTTTTGTATCCCATGACTTAGTATCATCACGCTTTTTCTTGTTAAATGACTCTTCTAGCTTCTGGCGTTTGGTTGCATAATACTTTGATAAGGTAGTGCGATCTTCCTGGCTAAGCTTTTCAACTCTCTTACCTTTATCAGCTTCCTGTTGAATAGCCTTTAGTCTATTTTCGTACTCTTCCTTAGACATTAACCCGTTTTTTCTTAACAGTTTAATATCAGCTATATCTCTTTCAGCCTTTTTGTCATAGTACTTCTTAGAAGCCTTGTCTAACTCTTCATAAGCTGACTTAATATCTAGCTTAGGTGCCTTTATCTTTATTTCTGGTTGCTTTTTAAAGGCATCCTTAAAGGTATTATGGAACTTACTTACTATCTTTTCAGCTGTCTTGGTGCTTCCTAAGGCATCACCAATAGAAGCCCCTAATAGTCCACCTACTACTGTACCTGCTCCTGGTATTACTGAACCAAGTACAGCGCCTATTGTTCCACCCATAGCTGTGCCAGAAACTTTACCAGCTGCCTTAATCTTGTCCTGTGACTTGTTAGAAGTGAAAGCCTTGTAGATGGAATCACCAACATCAAACGCTGTTATTGCAGCTGATATTGGGGCTACTACCTTACTAGCAACTTGCCCACCGATGGAAGCAACTTTACCAAACTTAGATACTTTACCTGCTGTTGATATTGCACCACCTGCACCTGCTGCCCTAGAGCCTATTGTGCCTGCTTCTGTGGCAACTGTTTTAGTGGTACCACCTACACCACCGCCTGCTGATAGTGCGTTATTTTCCACCAGTACAGCGTTTTGCTCCTGGATTGCCTTAGTCTCAGCTTCAATACCAAGTACCTTAGCACCCCATTTAATGCCACTAGCTAAACCACTGAATGTATCTAACACCGTGTTGGCTAGTTTAACTGCGCCATGCATTCCCTTGAATGCTAGGTTAATAGCTATAATTGATTCAGCCATTATCTTAAACTGCTCTGGGTGTTTCTGAGCAAATTGTCCTAGGTCTTCTAACAAAGGCATAGCTATCTTAAGGGTGTCACCCATAACACTAAAGCCTGTGCCCGATAAGTCCTTGGTAGCACTAAAGAATCCTATGATCGAATCCTTGTGTTCGGCAATATAATCACCGAACCGCTCTATATTACTTGCCATGCCCTCTAAGGACTTGTTGGCTGCTTCTGTGAAGTCTTTTGCCTTAAACTCTTTACCGAATGCCTCTGTAATCGTGCTAAAGGCATGGGATATTGATTCACCTACTTTGTTGAACTCTTTTTCAGTCCTATCATCAGAAACCCACTTTGAGATTGCTCCAAACAATGGGTTTTTAGCGTTCATGATAGGATTGATCAAAGCACCCGCTAATGCTTCACCACGGGCTGATATAACACGTTCCATACCTGATGCTGTCTGTAACATGTTTTCACTGGCTGTCTTATACTTATCACCCAGTTCATTCATGACCTTTTCAGCATCTTCGGCTGATATTTTACCAGCTGACATCTGAGCACGTAACTCAGACATGGTTAGCTTAGTGTTATGTTGTGCTTCCTGTTCGAACTCTAACAGCTTTTCACCAAACATTGGCAACTGGTCGGTAATAACGTTGAAATCACCTAGTTGCATCTTTGATGAGGTCATCATGTGTGTGAAGTTAAGGCCTAAACGTTCTGTAGCTTCTGATGAAAGACCTATCGTATCAGCCATAGTCAATACTGACTTAGTTAGCTGTTCTGTAGGCTCCTTTTGGTTAAAGACGTGGTAGAATTGCTGTTCAAGTTCGTTGGTCAAGTCCGTAGTCTGACCAAAAGCAGTAGATATGCTCTTGATACCTGCTACCATTTCCTGACTCTTGGTAGCATCTCCTGTTAGAGTAGTCCAAGTGGCATCCATAACCTGCATCTGCTTGTTATACTCTATGGCGCCTTGTACAGTCTCTGAAAGCTTTTCTTTCATCGTTTCAAAAGCATTAGTAACAGCATTGGCTGCTAAGTTACCTAAGAACACTGACTTGAAATGACTAGACGTATTCGTTAGTTTTTCATCTAATTCATTTAACTTACTTTTAGCGCTTGATATACCTCTAGTTTCTGGTTTAATCTCTGTGCTATTAAAATGCTTGATGTCACGTGTAGATTCAGCGACCTTAGCAGACATCTGCTCAACTCTTAATTCTTGCCTTTTGTAGGAATCTGAATTTTTATCGCCTGATTCAGCTAACTTACCAAGTTCTGTCTTTTGGATAGATAACTGCTCTGTGTAATTTCTTTGAACGTTCTTAAGATTTTCAAGCTTAACCTTATTAGCCTCATCTTCACGCCCTTCTGCCTGTAATTTCTGAACCCTAGCCTCAGTTAGATCATTTCCGTGCTTTAATTCGCTGTTAAGTTTAGCTAATCCTGATTCTTGATAAGTATAGGCTTGTTTAGCTTTTTCAAGTTGCCCGTTATAAGAAGCATATTGACGTTCTGCTTTTGCCAATTCATTAGTAAGGTATTGCTGTAAATCTTGCCCCTTCTTGGTGCTTGTGTTTACATTATCTAAACCACTTTTAAGGGCTTCTATTTTAGTCTTTTGGGCTTCTAAGGTACTTTGCAGTCCTTCATATTTAGCTTTGGAGGAGCTAACCGCATCTCCTGAAGCCTTATACTGATTTTCCAATATTTTAGCTTCAGCGCTACTATTTTTAACTTCACGTGTTAATTCTTTTAATGCTTGCGAGGCACTATTTGAATCAAGCGTTAAATTAGTAGCCATTTCATTAACGATTTGTTTAGCCATTGTTTATCTCCTTTCTAAATAGATTGTTCTGCTGTATCTGGATCAATTCCTAGTGACTTCATGAACTGTGAACCAGTCATTGGCCTTTCTTCTTGACTTTGAGCACTTAGCACCTCATTCAAGCGATAAAAATTTTCTTGTTCAAATTCAGATGGTAATATGTGCAGGTTTGTTAAAACATTTTGTTCGTTATAATCAAAATCTTTTATGGCTGTGTCGAGTGCATCAAATTTTTCTCTTAGGCTTCTAAACCCACTTCTTCTTCAGTCGCCTCAACTGTTTCAATACCTAAAATTTCCGCACTAATTTTATTAGCTAAATCAACAGTTTCGTTAAATGTCATGTCATCAATCTTCTTTGCTTGTGCAGATGTCAAGCGGAGTGTATCTGTGACATATGAAATTGTTTCATCTTGAGTAGCTAACATCGAATCTAGCATTTCTTCAATGGCCTCTTCGCTATCTCCTCTTGTCGCTTGATTAATACTCATCTTCACTTGTGTTCTTTGGAATTTCCAAGTGTCACGTACCACTTTATTAGTTGGCTCCACTTCGATTGCTTTTTTAATTCCCAATTCTTTTGCAACATTAATTTTTACTGACATGATTTTTTCTCCTAATATATTTGTTTTGGAGCCTCGTGTTGAGACATAATAAAAAGCCGCTTAGCGGCTTGTGAATTTATACGCCCAGTCCTGGTACGACCGTCTTGAAGACATCGGCCAACATAGCTGACTTATCGAATTTTGGTGCTGAACTAAAGAAGTACTTACCAAATCCATCATCACCACGTTCCAAATGAGCAATAGTAATCGCATCAGTGGCACGGTTGTCATTGGTATTGTTACTTGTCAAAGTATGACTAGCTTCTGATGCCGTACCCATATACATACCAATATATACAGGCTTGTTAATATCAAATGATTCAGCTGATTCAGCCAAAAATGCAACTCTGTTATTAGGGTCTGCCTTACCTGTAATAGTGAAACCACCCTTACTATCAGATGGCATACCTAGCACAGCCATTTTAATTTCATTTGGCAACGCATTGATAGTAAGTACTGATTGAGCATTACCCTTACCAGCTGACTTGTAAACTAATTTGTTGTTACCGAAAACATCAGTAGTCGAACCAAACAAATTCGTTAGTGCAACAGAAGCAACACCGAGTGAATTATCATCTGTTACTTCAAAAATACCAGTTTTATCTGATGTTGCCTTATCTGTGTATTTGTAGATTCCGTTAGCGCCGGTTAAAACGCCGCCTTTCTTATCTACTAGTGCTAATTTAGCGCCCGCAATTCCTAATGTTGCCATATATTATTTCTCCTTTATAACTTTGTTCCGTGTAACTTGAATAGTTTGATAATCCTGTGGAATTTCGGGAGATTGTGATACTCTCCCTTTAATGTCGGCTATCGTATAACCATTTGCAGTTAAGAATCTCATCAGTTCAATCTCTACATCGTCATAATCCAAATCACTATCCAATGAATAATAAATTTGAATAACGACATTTTGCTCGATAGTATTAAACGTATCGTTACCATAACTGCCTAAACTGCTATATGCATCCCTAATTAAAAGAGATGTCTGACTAGCAGGCACCTCTTGTGGGATTAACTTAGGATAAACACCATCTGCCCAAGTTGCATGTTCTTTAATTAAATTGAAGGTATCCATTACTACTGTCATGAACTACCTCGTTTCTTTTCTTGTATTTTTTTTAGCACTTTCGATTGTGCTTCTAAAACATCATTTTGCGATTTGTCTCTGGCTTTGTCCATGAAACTATCACCAGGTACATTAACGATTTTACCGTCTTTGGTAATTCGTCTAGTACCGTCATTTAACCAATGCGCTACACGAGCATGGGGGATACCTCGTGTATCTTCAGATCCTGTAAAGCCAACCGCTGTACTACCATCTGATACAGTACCAACTAATTTTCCTGTCTCAACACTATCAGCCAAGTGTTTCATTTTACCAATTTTACGATTAGCATTGTAATGACCAGCATCTTTTGTGGCTTGCTTCAAGTTATTAGCTAATACATCAGCACCGGCTTGTGTAATTTCTTCACGTTCTTCAATCGTCAAGTTAACAACACCGCCTATTTCTTGCAACATTTCATCAAGTTGTTCAGATAAATCAGCCATTTTTAACCACCTTTTGTAAGGTTATGAGGTCGACAGTATCACGCCCAAACGACTTATCGGGACTGATATTGTAGATACTATAAATAGTGTCGTTAATCTTAACGTTTAGTGTTTTTACTACTGAATCATCATGGCGAATAGCAATCAATATTGTTTCAGTGATGTTTTTGCCAGCAAATGTGTACTGTTGCGTTAAGTTTTGTGTTCGATAACCAAACCATCTTGAAAATGATGCCACAAATCCTTTTATGGCGTTACCATTCTTAGGATTGTAACCAGTTGTTCCCTCAACACCAAATTCAGCACGTTCGTTAAATTCAAGTGGGTTTATCGCCATCGAACGCCCCCTTTTCTGCTAAATAATCGGCATAATTACCTCGTAATTGAGCAATAATGGAATTAGTAGCTAAATCAACTGGAAAGGCTTGAACTAATGATAATGATGTCCTAAACGTATAATAGCCACTTGCTAAAGCGATGGTAGCTACATCTACAAGTGGAGAAATATTATCACCGGCATAAAATTTATCGTCATCAGTACCAATAGCGTTTTTAATGTAATTGGTCGCTGCTAAGATATATCCATTTAACAAATCATCATCAACAGCAGAGTCAACTCGCAGAGATATTTTTAAACTATCTAAAGTTACTGTCATGCAACCTCCTAACACCCGCCCACTTTCGTGTACTGTTTATTTCCTAAGCGAGTAAGTTTAATTACTTGCCAGCCGTAAAGTTAGCCGTTTGGTCAGCGATTGCCTTAAATGAACCGGCAACAAACGCTTCTGTATCTGTTGCTACAACATCAAAGCGATCAATCACACGAATCTTAGTCAAGTCCTTTTCAAAGGCACCAGCGCCAACGTTCGTTGACAACAAAGACATTTGTTGACGGTCAAACAATGTGACAGCTTGCTTTAAGTCACCAAAATACAATGGGTGCGAACCTAATACATCTGGCAACCAACGATCAGCCACAACTTTAACTTGCTTACCATCGATAACTTTTACATCTGACTGTGTAGGGTCTGGTTGTAGCAAATAGTTTCCCATTGCATCCTTTACCTTATTCAAAACAGCTAATCCTGATACGTTAGTCAAGAAGAATGACGTGGTAGCAACAGCAGGGTCAACGGCAGTTGATACCATGTCCTTAACATCATCAAACTTGGCAATGGTTGGCTTTTTAGGTGCGGCGTTCATTACCGCAATAATAGCCTTGTTACGAGTAACAACAACCTTCTTAGCAATCCATGATGACAACCATGCCAAAATATTTTCAGCCGTGTCATTCAAAAGTGTATTGGTTACTGTTGAAATACCAGCATAGCGCTTGATAAGGTATTTAACGATTGCTAACTTAGGGTCATCGTTATCACCAATAGCTGCATCATCTGCATCCAAGTTGGCCAATGGTGTAACATCAGACCATTTCTCGTATACGCGTGAACCTGACAAAGTTGATACTGATTCAACATTGACATATTGTTCCAAGGCATCAAATTGGCGAACAAGCGTGTGAATAGCTGTTTGAATATCTTGTGGAATAGTCAAACCAATAGCGTTACCGCTCGAATCAGTGCTTGAATTAATTTGATTAACCACGGTTGGTACACCTTGAATCATGCCCTTAAAATTATCAACGAACTTTTTCTTCAAGTCGTTTTCTTTTGGCGTCAACTTGACAATTGTTTTGACATCGTCATCGACAATGTTTTCGGCTTGTGCTTGCACCAAGTTTTCGTGTGCTAAGTCACGCTTAGCGATCGCATTTGTAATTTTTGTTTGGATATCAGCAACATCTTCTGCAGAAGTAGCATCATCATCAACCATGAGCTGCGCTTGATTTTGTAAATCAGAGACTTTTTGCCCTAAATTCACCCATTTTTCGTTCAAATCGTTAATATTTACTGTCATATTGGTTATTTCTCCTTGTCTTTTCCCAATAAAATAGCCAACTTACTTTGCTTTAAATCGCTAGTAGGTTGACTATTTTTTGCTTTATTTTCTAGTTTTTCAGTCTTTTCGGACTTATTCAGTAGATTAAGTAGCTTGTTAACAGCTGATTTAGGCACAATATTAGCTGTTGTGTTGGAAAATGCCGCTTGTTTTTCGTCAACAAACATGATTTCATCAGCAAAACCCTTATCAACGGCTTCCTGAGCGCCAATCCACGTCTCTTGAGCCATCATATTAAGCAAGTCGCCCTGTGGCATACCTGTTTTAGATTCATAAGCACTGGCAATCGACTTATCAATTCCGTCCAGTACATTAATCTCATGCGCTAGATCATCTTTGTTACCGCCTCCATAACTAGCTGCTTGATGAATCATAAGTTGAGCAGTTGGCGAAATATTAACTTTGTCCCCAGCCATGGCAATGACACTAGCAGCACTGGCTGCCAAGCCTTGAATGTTAACCGTTACATTAGCCTTAGATTGGCGTAACATAGTGTAAATTTCACTAGCAGAAAATACATCTCCACCGTTTGAAGCAACATTTACTTCAACGTCATCGTCATCATCTCCATCATTTAGGATTTGAGCAACCGCACTTGGTGATGCACTGGGAATGCCAAAGAAACTATAAAACGCGGCAGTTTCATCATCAACGACCGTGCCTTTAATATCAATTGTTTTGGTCAATATCTTCACTCCTTTCTGTATTTGTTTCAGGAATATCTGGCATGTCAGGTGGCAGATACCCTGTCTTTTTGAGCAACCACTTTGCTTCAGCGGCCGTCAGTGTGTTACTTTGCTTAAATGTGTTTATATTGGTGGTGTAATCATCATTTACTGGGTCAATAGCTGGTTTAATGTCGATATCAACCGAAGATGATTGCTTATTTGATAATTCGCTGGTAATAGAACGTCCAAACCTCATAAGAGCTTTGGCGTAGTCACCACCTATCATTTTTAACGAGCTTTGTTGGTCACCTTGTCCGTTTAAAACTGAATCAGGTATTCCGTAGGCTTTTGCAATTTGTTTTGAAGTCCAATCTGTTTGAGCAAGTAATTTGGATACATCCCCTTTAATTTCAAGCGGTGTATAGGTTTCTAGCTTGTCAATTACGACTGGACCGCCATTGGAATTATTGATCTGGTTCATGAATTGCCGTGACAAAGCAGATTTATGCTTGGCTTGCATTAATCCACCGCCGTCAACTTCCAAAATACCAGGCGTCAATACGGACTTTGCTAAAGCATTGATAGTTAGTTTGTTAGACGAGTCTTTAATTTTTAACTCACTAGCCAACGACCTTAGTGGACTGATTCCGGTTGCGCCGCCGTTTTGGCTTAGCAATCTAAAATGAATCATATCTCCTGATGGTATGCTTTGCTTAATACCAACTAACGGCGAATCGAATGTAACATTGTAGTACAATCCGGAATAATCATCTAATGGAAATACACTAACCTGACTAGGTCTCAAATACTCCCATCTGATATCTATTCCGTTGCGATTGCGCCAACGATACACAAAGGCTTCCCCACCCAACAATAGTTGAGCATACACCGCTTGCCAAAAGCTATGTCCGTTCGTCCAAGTCGTTGGATTATTCAACATACTCTGATTCTGAGAATTATCAGTAATTAACTTTGATGAAGCTAAATCTGCACTTAATTGAAAAACGGTAGAGTAAATGTCTGAATTTCGTAATGCAACATCTGCACTTACGTAATCATCTTTACCTACCGGATTCAAAAAGTTCACAATTTCAGGATCATCAAAATTAATTTCGTTACCACCACCCACATCTAAGCTGTTTAGAAAGCGCGGGCTAAATAATGGCAAGATTAATCACCTCCTTTCAGTGTGCTATTAGCAATCATTTCAGTGACTAATCCTGTAACAGCAAATGAAATAGCTAGCGTAACGCCACCCGCTATTTGGTTTAAGCTAAACATCGCCCAATTAATCGTAATCAAGGATGCTAAGTAACATGCCAAATCAAATATTCGCCAAATAAACGGCAATAGTTGTTTAAAAATCATAGTTCGTCTCCCATCAATCCGGCTTCATCACTAAGTAGCCAGTCTAGTTTCTGTTGTGGTGTCATTCGTTCAATCTGCTTTTCAGGGTCATTCACATCTGAATAATCTTCAAAATGTATCATCCCCTGATATAAGGCATCAATAATAGCATCGACAACATCAATTTTTAGCGTTGCTTTTGCTTTATCTACCTGAATACCTATCTTGTCCTCAATGACTTGTGCATTCAACAACGCTTTTTCCATTATTTTGTCATCAAGCCTTGTAATTGAACTCTCGACAAAGGCTGACTGTAAGAACTTGGTAGGATCTTTCAATTCACTAGTCCGCTGTCGAATCGCCATCAAGTTCCAAGATGTGTTTAATTCGAGCTGTTTAATTGCTGGTGTTGCACCCCATGCATCGTAACCAAAAAAGACAACTTCTAATCGGTTGTCTTCTACGTAATTTAATAACCATTGATAAACCTGATCATCATTTATTAGTCCTTGTGGGTGTGATGTGATTGTACAATAACCTTTCTTAGCCAATTCACGGTAATTGATACCATCTTGCTTTTCTTTAGCTTCAATACTGCCTGCTTTTTCCCAAGGAATAAAAGAATGCTGTTCCACATGCCAATGTCTCTTACCTTTGCTGTCGAGATAAGGATAAACAAACGCAATAGCTGTATTATCACTAAACATTGAGTAATCGTAACCTATGTATACTTGCTTACCATAAATTTCAAACCTAGCAGTAATTGCACGCTCAACATCTGATAACTTTAAAAAGCTATTTGTTGATTCTTGCAACCACATGTTAAGGTTTTTATTCTGAAAATCGCTAATGGTTCCAGCTAACAAATCGCTGTCTCTTTTATCTACTAGCCCTTGCATCAAAACATCTTTTTCGCTTTTCAAATTAAGTAACGGATTACTTTTTATCCAAGTTTCAGGCTTAAATGTTTCATCAAGACTATCATTAGCCCATATCAATCCAAGATAGCTATCAGCATCTCTATTCCAGTCCTGTTCCATAGCCTGTTGGATCATCTTTTGGTCTTCATGAAATGGAACGGTTGAGTCTGGGTATGAGGTTGATATTTGAATAAATTGACGATTTTTAACCTTAACTTGGCCTGATATAATTTTAGATATCTTATCACGACTTTTGATTTCTCCTATTTCATCAACAATCGCTGTAGTGAAATGGAAACTATCATACTGACCTGATTCATGAGAAATAGCACGCATTACATTGTTCTTTTTCTTCATGATAATCTGGTCGGTTTGTATCATTAATCCAACTTCCTCTGCATAGGTTTTGAAAGGTGGCTTGCTGATTAATTTCTGCATCATACTCTTAATATATCCAAACAATTTATTGGTTTGCTTAAAATTAATTGAAGCAACTAAGAAATCTTGGTTTTCAAGTCCAATAGTTTCTACCAAGAATGAATATGTTTGAACGATGGCCATCATATATGTTTTACCTTGCCCACGAGAAACAGAAACAATCACACGACTGTAACGCTTGCCACCGTCTTCGTTACGCCAACCTATCATTTGAGCTAGGATAAACTTTTGCCAATCCATTAACTGTGTAGGTTCGCCTGTATCAACATTAGGGCAAATACTTGCGAATTTAAGAATGTTTTTGGCTTGCTTAACAGAATAATGAAATTTAAAATCGTCATCTCCTTGCCTTTGCAAGTCACGTAAATGTCTAAATGATGCCAACTTAATAAAGTAGCCTTGTTCAATTTTTTCATCTAAAACATCAAAAGCATATTGCGTTCCCTCATCGCGGTAGCGCAACCTTATGTCTGAAAAATCAAGTGAATGATAGATGCCGATAACATCATGACTTATTGTTAGATCAATCTTCTTCATCAGCAAAGAACTCCTTCATTTGAGACGTTGAACTTTCATCACTATCATCATTCCCACTTAATTCCATTAACTCCGATCGGCTCTTTGGTGATAGACCTAATTCTGACCCTATCTTTGCTAAGTTCTTTAAGGAATCGCTATAAATATTTGTCATAGGATTACGTTTGTATCCCTGAAACGTTTTGTCGATTACGGTTCCTTCAAAATCTTGAACGGGTTTATAAATCGCTTGTACTTCTCCATTTTCTCGAACATGCTTGTAAGCATTTCTATAGATTTCATATTGAGTACAATACATTTCTACTAAACCAGAATCAATGCGATTGACACTGCTTTGTGTTTCTAAAAAAGGCACAACTTTACGCCAAATCGCCTTAGCTTGCTGTCCTAAGTAGGCTGGAGGTGTAATCGTTAAACGCCCGCCGTTAACATCTTTATCAACTTTTTTAACCAACGCTTAACCACCTCCTTTCTTGTCAAGCCCCCCCCTACCTTAAAATTTTAAAAATTGAACATTTTTACAAGATGATGATATGTGTGCGCTCTCTTGTCAGATTGAATAGGGCGGGGGTATTTTGCATTTTAAACTTTGTTTGGTATAAATGCACGCGAGCGATTTAAAACGCCTTAGAAACGATTTTAAGACTGTTTTTATACATTACGCCTGTGTGCTTTTGAAAGCTAAACGTCCTTGTCGTGCCATTACAAGCATGTGTTTGAGTTTATCTAAATCGCCACCTGTTGACATTCTTGTGCTGATTGTGATTTCACGTATGTGCATACCATCTAAGTATTCAGGTTCACTAACAAACTTGGTTACCCATTCTCCATTTACGATAACAGTTCTTTTATGTCGATTGACTTTGACGTTATCAGTAAATCGTCTCTGTTCATCTTCATACTCGTTCATACTAATTCCAATGTCTCTTCCATCTCTACAAATAAATACACTTACTACATCTTCCATTGTTCTATCCTTTCATCAACTTATTAATCATAGCAACACTTCTAACAGGACTAACACGCTTCAACTGATTGTCTTTGCCTGTGCCGTAATAGGATTGTTCCCACTTGGTCTTTAATGTGTGACATCTACTACACGTCACTGCAAGATTAGCTATGTCCGCCCCATCGTTAGGAAATAGTTCCAATGGTCGTACGTGATCTACTGTCTTGCCTTGCTTGACGATACCATCACACTTACAGTATTGACACAAGTAATACTGTTCATCTAACACTCGTTGCCTTAGGTTAACCCATTGCTTTGTGCGGTAGAAGTTATACTGACCACGCTTGTTGTCGTCACGGTTACGTGTGACTGTATTGTATCTGTGTGTTGCTTGCTTATCTCTTGGAACATACACACGTTCTTGGTCTGTATGCTTAGCACAATAGTGTTTGGGTAACTCAACCATATTGAAGCAACCATTAGCTTTACAACGTCTGACTCTAGCCATGACCAACTATTCCCGCATTATTTCTAAACATATCCGTTGCAATGTCTTTAATCTCAAACTTATCGTGGTCAACATTACGTTCAGATATTTGTTTGTTAATTCCTGATGACCTACTTATCAACTTGCCTACTACACTGATTGCGTTGTTAATACCTGTCATCACATTCTTAATCGCAGTCCAAACACCTTCTGCTTTATGTCTATTGTGCAAATACATTTCATGTCTTGCTCTACTCAATTGTTTATGTCTTGGGTGTCCTTGTTGCATAACGTTCTCCTCATTGCTTGGTCGGCTTAGTCGGCGCACCACGGTCTAGGTTTCTTATCGGAGTTGGTGCAGGTGCAGGTCTCATCTTTGTAGGCGTTGGTTTGGACTGTGAGCCTTCATCTATTTTGTAAACGGCTTTCAATCCGGAAGATGCAATCGTAAGTATTTCAGCAATGTTCTTCAATGCCACACTTATTAGAATCTGTATTAAAGCAAAGAAGCCCAATATTACAAGAACAATTATAGTTAACGTATTCATCTTTTCTCCTCATTCTCCTCGCTTCTTAACAATCATCACCTTGTTAGGGTCTTGCATAAGATTATCGAACGAATATCCTAACCTAGTAGCCTCGCTAATAACGTCCATAACGTTGTATGGTAAATGACCCGCTAATTCTAATACTGAATATATATGATCTCTTTCAATCATCTTAACCAGATAAAGTGATGATAAATTATCCATTCGAGGTGGATAAGGTGCTTCTTCTCCGGTTATTTTTTCTTCCGTTGTAAAACCACCATCTTGCCATTGATTATCTCTTTTTTGTTTAAATACGTCATCATGCCACCATACAATAACAACGAGAACCGACAACACAATTAACAACATTAGCAACCATAAATGCCAATATTTTATAAACATTTCTCCTTGTGTCAAGTGAATCCAATCATGTATAAACTGTTTCATCTTTTCTCCTCATTCACTGCAAAATAAAAAGCGCTTATAGCGCTTGTCAGAATATCCATTTTTCTCCAGCAAAGTCGATAGGTTTACCTTTTTCTACAATATCACTGAACATTCCAGTCTGCCCATCAACTTGTAAATCGAGTTGATACTCTCTGGTACTTTGACCAATTCCTGTTAGTTCCAATATAGAATATTCAAACCTTTTACCATCAGGAGTTTTCCCTGATCCGCGTGTAGATGTTAATCTAATCATTTCTGCCTCCATGTATAAACAAATAAACAACAAGGTAATTATACTACTAGAGGACCGTGGGTTGGATTATAAAATTTTAAACCATGACAGTTGCAATAATGTCTCCCTTGTCTGTATCTACGGGTTCAACGACCAATTCCTGTTCTTCCCAGGGAAATACCCAATTTTTGGCTAACTCAAATTCTCTTTTAGCGATTCTCAGCGCCTGTTTTTCACTAATAGCTGATACTACAACTTGTTTGATTTGTTCATAGTCGGCCTCTTTCGCCGTTATCGAATAGATCATCAAATTCCTCTCCACTTACTATCTTTATGCCTCCATTAATAGAGTTGTTGCCTAAGTAACAACCTGGCTTAGCTCGAATATCACCATCTACCACAGCATTTAACAATATAGTTCTACCAGCAGCTATGTGATTAATTATTTCCATTTCTTCAAAGGTTAGTAACGTTCCTACTTTATTTGTTTTCATATCCTTCTCCTAAACGTGCCACTCGGCAACTAACTTGTCGCTATCATATTCAAGTGCATATAGTTCTTTCTTGGATAACGTCCAACCGTTCATAATCTCATACTTATCATTGGGCTTAACTGTTCCAAGTTGTCGGCTAATCACACCACCCTCATCAACTGTTTTCTCTTTATGGAAGTGACCCTTGTGTATCTCTTTACTGTGGGATAACGACCAGACACCACCAAACTCATTTGCAAATAGCATAGGCAAGTTCTTAGGCGCTAAGTCACCGTGAGCCAACATGATACCAACATTATCCAATAAATAAGCGTCACGAAATTCGATATTGTTATTAACGACTACCTGTGGATATTTAGCTTGTAGGTACTCCATAAACGCAAACTCCATGTTGCCGGAATGGTTACCTGCCATTTGCTTAACGTATACTTTGGTGCTGTTTTTTAGTGTCGCTGTAACTAACACATCAAACAACCATTTGGCATCATTCCAAGCAGCTACCATATCGACATCTTGAAGTATTGTTGATTTAAGCGTTTGTGACGACCACATCTGACTAGAATGGAATAGATCGCCCAACTGTTCAATCACAATCGTTTTGTAACCCTTGTTAATGACATCTAGCATTCTGTCTAAGTGGTTTTGAACGTCTTGCCTCTTAGTCACACCAAAGTGCAAATCAGGAAGTGGAATCACTAAATTGTGAGCACTGTGAGCTACTTGCTTCACCGTGTACGGTTCGATTTCCTGCTTTAGTATTTCGGTAATATCTTCAAACGTTAATTCATCATCTGACTTAGGCTTAACCGTAATCTTAGACTGGTACAAATCAATCAAGCCATTCTCTTGGCTATTCTGTTGCCAGAAGTTATTGCGTGCTGATAAGATATCCCAATCATCAGGATTAAAGCCATGCGCTCTTAATACGAACTCTGGGTCTTTAGCCTGTTCAGAAGTCATCTGCATAGTAGTAGATGATGTTGTGCTGCCGTCCTTGTTGATGACGATTTCAGTACCACGTTTTACATCTTTGACTTTGTTCGTATTCTTTTTCATTTTGTCATATCTACTGCTAGTATGTCCTGTTGATAGATATCGTGAAACAGTTCGTCTGCCTAAATTGACACCGAATTCATCAAACAACCGTTGCGCTATTTTGCTAGATGATAAACCTTGATTACTTAACTCCGTAACTCTGCTTTTATATTCATCAGTCCACTTCATTATCGCCACTTCCTATCATCATAAAAGGCATCTTTTCGCTTGTCTGTATTCGACTTGCGTTTAGATGCCTTCTTGTGTTTCTTATTATATTTTTGTTGCTTGTCTAACCTGCGGTAGATGTTTAATTCATCATCACTGGCGACAAGTCCATAATCGTCATCTATTTTCATAGTTTCTCTTTTCAATAAAAAAGCACCCGTTAAGGTGCGTGTTTAAACTGGTCTTTTTCAACCAGTTTAGTTTTAATTCGCTACAAAGACTATTGCTATGGCGTTTGTATATTTGCAACCATCATTTTTGATGGTATCAATTATGTACGCAATCGCAGGCAAGCGACTGCTATTAAGTTGTGCGGACGTACCGCAATTGACAGGGTAAGGATTTGCACCTTGCATGATTGCTTTTCATGGGGACGTGCCCATCAATCTATGGTCATAGCGTCTACCTATTCCGCCACCTGTCATAATGATAGATATTCCAACCTATCGTATTTTTACATACACAGTGGCTTTTTCCGAAGCGTGTGTAACGTTGCTTTTGATGGATTAGCAATAACCCAGACACTATTTTAATTGCGAGTATTTTTTTAAGTCAAAGAAAAAAGCACCCTAAGATGCTTTTGTGATGACCCGTGCCATTCTTGCAATATATCATAATTTTTCAGGAGATTAGATATTTCTAGGTCACCACATGTTAAATGCTAGCACACAAAGTTACTCCTGTCACCAACATGTTATGTACGGTGTCTCACTCCTTTTAGTGAGAAAGAAGTTAAACAAAGTAAAATCGATAATGTTCTTGTGAGACACCATGAAAATAATATTAACATTGTTTTCTGTGAATTACTATACCGTTTTCAATATGATTGATAATTATCGACAATACAATTATTGCATCATTTTTAGAACAAAAACTATCTAAAAACTCGCATGTTTTCGCTACTCCGAGTTATCCACAGGCTGATAAGCAAATACCGACTTTCGATATATCTGCTTAATATTCTGTAAATCTCTGTGGCACTGGCTCTCTGACTTAGAAAGTATTCTAGCTACCTGATTCCAACTGCGCTTACGTCTACGATCATATCGCAAGGATAGCATGGCTCTTTCTTCCTCAGTTAGTATCTTTAAAAAGTTTGACATGCACCCCTTGTCACGGATAAAGGACTGTAACGCATAATCACTTTCTTCAATAATCAACTGATTATCCAGAACTCGGTTCTCTTTATTTTGAGCAGTGCCGCCGCCTATATTTTCATCTACCGTTTCAGGTGTCTGCAATTCTATCTTACGTAGCTTAATCTGCATGTCGATTACACCCGAATAATAGTCACTTAGGTATCTGTCTATTCTATCTGCCACACTCCGCTCCTCTTAATGATATAATTACCAAAAAATAAAAGGTCAATTTAATACATATGACACAACTTATACTTTACATTCTGATATATTCAATGATTTTTTTCTTATCAATTACTTTAATAATTGGATTTCTTATCCATAGTCACGGTACCAAAATTATTTCGGTATTTGGTATTTTCATACAAGTATTAATACTAGCCTATCTACACTTATAAAGCATTTCAATGACTGTGAATTTCTTGTGCCATTCGTTCATGTTATTCACCTAACAGTTCTGGGTTTTCGTGTATATTGCCGATGACCTCCTCACTGTTCGTCCAAGCGTATCCCTCGTCCAAACCAGACAAGTACCAACCGGGCATACCACCTCCAAACATACCGCCCCTTTCTTCTTCCCAAACTAATTTATGAGGACAACCTCTGGAACATCTGACAATATCACCCTCATAAATTTCAACACCGTTTTTGTCTTTGAGACCTGTGTATTGTTCGATTTCATATTTTTCTGGTGACATTTCATGAAATGAAATCACGCTGTTTCCGTACTTATATCCAACACCAATTTTTTTGCCTCTAAATGGTGTGTACCACGCTCTAAACTTAATCTCTCGCATAACTATTCGCTCCAATCCGCAATCAGCCGATTAATTGGCATCAGACCTTCATAAATCAAACTTTCATATTGAAGATTTATTCTTCCTCTTTCGTATTCAAATTCAGCTGAATAAACTTTCGTTACTTTATTAAACTCCATCATTCGCTCCATTCTTAAAATCCGTATACAACCAAAGCGCTTGGAAATGGTGCTGCATCCATTGATTCCCCATCAATTTCGAACTTCAAACGTCCCTTAATAAATTTAACTGTCGCCTTATCCTGAATGTACTCATGCCAATACTTTGTATCAGTTCTCGATGGTATCAACATCACGATAAATCTATCTTGATCGCGCAAATGTTCTTCATACGCTTTTTTGATAAACTCGCCGATATGTCGTCCGTATGGTGGGTTCATAAACACATTGCCCCCCCATTTTTGTTCTAGCGCATTATCGTCTTCTGTAAAATAAGTATCAACTTTATGGTTTGTATCGGTCGCACAGGCATCTAAATCAAACTTGAATTTTCTATTCAACTTATCAAAGTAATCTTTTGGCGTTTCCCAAGTCATGCTATCGGAACTAAACAATACTTTATCGACCATCATTCGTTCCCAATCCCACGCTCTGTAAGCTAACTATCTTCATGACTAACTCCTTTTAATTTTGAATACTTTTCAATAAACTTAGCTGCAAAATCGTACTTATTACCAACATTGTCTCGCCACATATTAATGTCTGCTTCAATGTGATCTATTGGCTCATCAATATACCGACTAACATTAAACTCTTTCATTGTCGTCCTGTTTTGTGGCATAACATTTACTGTGCTAAATGCTAAGAAATCATTTTTATCATTCAGTAGATAATAAACATTGTTGACTTCACGGCTTAAACTATCACCATGAATAACGATTGCGTTGATACCTCGAATTGATAGATTGAATAATAGAAATGGTAACGCACGTTCTGATTTTTCTTCTAATACCATATAATCATCTGATGGTTCATAGAAAAATGGGTTGTGGTTATCAATCAAATCATGCCACCAATGACGGATAGCAATACCACCTGTACCAGCTGCTGATTCAAAATAGGTATCTGCTTTCCCAACAAGTTTCGTCATAATGTCAGAAACACTGTTTGGCGTGAAATCTTGCTTCTTAGTCTTGCGCTCGGACTGTTCACTTTCAAAATATTCGTGAAACCAATCAAACGATGTATCGCGCTCAACTTCCAAAAATGCTTTAAACGTTTGCTCACGTTGTTCACGATTCATCATGATTGACATTAACTTGTTTGGAACTTTGAATGCTTCATCAACACCGAGCAATTCATTAACTTTTACGCTCGTGAATTTCATCTCATCACACTTTCTCTAGTTTTATAGTCACGGCTTTCGATACGTTGCTGTTGAAATGCTCTACTTCTGCTTTTAGTGCCTCATAGTGTTTATCTGACACATACTCGCCGTTTTGGTATTCATAATCGTAGTATGAGTTAAACAGCTCCATGAAATGTGACGGTACAGCCGTTATTTTGTATATCGTCATACAACCACCCGACTATTTTCAATCCTTAATCCCATTTGATAGATAACGCCACGCATTGTTGATACGCTAATAGTGAAATGTTGCGCTAGAACATCAATGCTGGTGATGCCTTCTTGCAATAACAAACGAACTCGTTTTTTCCGTTGTGCCATTTTGTGACGTTGTACTGCCGACCTGCGTTCAAACGAGTCGGTGAAACGTCCGTCAGATACCGCTTGTTTATTATGTCTGTCTTGAACAGACTTGTTGTATTATTCGATCGTCATATTATTACTCTCCCACTCTTTATTTCGTAGCCGGTTTCTTTGGCATACTCATAGACAGCTGTAGTAGAGCAACCTATTTTATCGGCGATTAATTTAACGTTATTTTCACCTTGTTCAACCAACTCAATAAATTTACCCTTGCGCTGTTTTTTTATCTCCGATGGTGGAACAGGCTTACTTACTACCCCATTGCTGGCTAACAATCTTCTTTTAGCGTATATTTGTTGTATCGTCTTACCTAATGTGGCGGATATTTCATCAATTCCATAACCGTCACTTAACATAGTTATTAAAGCTTTTGTTTGTGGCTCACTCCAAAAATGGTCACTTTCTCCTCCTGCTGTTTCAGGTTTTAACTTTTTCTGCATCCATTTGCAAGCTTCATCGAATCCTCGTTTCCTTTCCTCGACACAAAAATCTGTCGCATAGTTTGTCATTGTTTAACCTCCTCTATTTCAATCTTCAAATAAGGTTTTTCGGTGTAAATCTTCCGCCCTCGGCCATCTACAATGAAACGATCATCTTCAATAATCAGTGCATTCAACCTATCTTGTGTGGACTTGCATAAGTTATCCCAATCACCTAGCTGTGATGATGTTGGGTATATCTCACGATTAAGCGCTGATAACTTTTTCTTCTTGCTCCACGACTGCGGTGGCATGAAACCGAACACGTAATCAACACGTATCGGTTGCGGACCAAATCTTTTGAACTTACTACGATTCAATTTAGACTTCAACCTAATCGCCAAATCCGCAATGTAAGCTTTTTCTTGCTTGCTCTTGTAAACTTTTCCAAACTTATTAAAATTTGATTGATTATGAGGTGCTGGATTAACTGTTAATTCTGTCTCAAAATAAAAAGCATTTTTATTTAAACTTTCTGCTTTTGGCTTTATCTTTGTTGCCATAGCCCTTCCTTTTCATTTGCTCTAACGTCCACAGAAACCGTCATATTTGACGTTTTAAATGTTGTTTAGTGTATTTGTACATAAACAGCGTTTAACGCCTTAAAACGATTGTTATTGTCTATCTGGTATTTAATCTATGAACCTCTGCAATCCGCTCATCAATCTTGATGCCTGTCAGGTGGTGTTTCTGTAAGAATGTCTCAATTCCTAACGAGTGCGCCTCTTGATGATGTTCTCGACATAATTGCACGGCTCTGTGTTTCAAATGGTTAGTCTTACGCCTGTCTACCCCTTGACCAATCGTGTCTAAATGGTGCAGGTCACTCGGTCTCTTGCCACATATCACGCAACACTTGTTCATCAGACACTGATATTCCCAGTGCGCTATTTCCTGTGGCTCCAGTTCATTCAACGGCTTCACGCTCAAAGAAATGTCGTGAAGTGCTGCATAATCTAATAGCATGTTGATGAACTGGTTTGTATCTGTCTTAGTACCTTTAGCAGCACTCAAACTAAATTCTCCAAAGTCTAAGCTGTTGTAATACTCATACATTGCATAGAAGTGCTGTTTAACCGTTTCAGGTGTTTCGATCCAGTAGCCGCCCACTTGCGACCACCAGATGTCATGCAACAATGCAAACGCAAACTTTCGCTGTTGCGCTGACACACCGTTTTCATCACTTGCTATCAATGACACTACCTGTGGCTGTCCGTTAGCGTGATACTTCTCTAGCGTGTGGATATCATCAGTGCTCATTTGCAATGTGACTAACCCTTTGTTTGGATCTAGCTTATTCACTTGTCCAAATAATTCAGTCACTATTCGTCAACTACCTTACGAACCAATAACGGTTCATCAAACCCAAATACTTCTGATTCCTTTTTCGTCTTTGGACTTCTAACAATTTTATTCAAGCCATTAATATATTTCATGCAATCAGGTTTTGTACCGTGAAAATACACGCGTTTAGTTTTATAGCCAAATACTTCAACTTCACTCAATTTGTTTACCTCAAATTTCCTCTATACCCCAATTCCAAGGTTCACTGTCAACGCACATGCGCTTGGCTAATGCGTACTCCACATCATCAAACTTCGTGAACACTCTTGGGTCTCGCATAATCACTCTGTCGTTTTCTGTACAAATCATTTGATAACTCATTCTCTGACATCGTCCAATCCGTCAAACACAACCGTGTTCTCTGCTTTTTTTGTAATCAGTCGGCTAACAATCTTCTTGTTGTACATGCGTTCCAAATCGCCCCTATCGTTATTTGTAGTCACGATAGTGCTGTAACGCTTGTTGCCGTCTTTATCTTTCACTTGCCTTGCTTCAGCAACTCGAAACCAGAACTGCTGTAATCTTTCAGTGGCACTACCTTCGTTTTTCATACCACCCGCTTCTGAACCAAAGTCATCGAGCATCAATACATCAACTTCACGCATTGATCGCTCAATGTTCTTTATCTTGATAGCTGCTTCATTGTCGTTGAAGTCATACATAATCAGTTCTCGTAAGTCCATAACACTGACAAACATACTCAACTTATCCGAGTGTTGTTTCAGTGCATCAATGATTGCTAACACCATAGCCGTTTTACCAGTACCAGCTTCACCATAGAACAGAACGTTGAAATTACTATCAAACATTCTCTTTGTGATGTCTGCTGATTTTTTCCAAATATCGTGGGCTAACTTTTCATTTGGTTGCACTTTTGGATTCCACTTCTGAAATGTGAACGTCTGCTCACCGCTGGTTCCCCACACGCTATCTCGCTTGTAGATA